AAAACTTTTAAATTGAAATGTCCGGAAACAACAATAATCCATACGCTTTCCCCGACAATCGCGGTGCTCCTCGTAACACCGGATTGTTATCCAACTTGTTCTCTAATTAGGCGCGTCAACCAGCCCAAAACGTGCCTATGCCGTAACCACAACCATCAGCGAACCAAACGCATCCATCTGAATTCATGAGGATGATGAGTGCCTAGAACGTGCCTGTCGAAGCTCAAGGTTCTTAACCACCAGCCTAGTACCAACCAGGTGCGCGACCTTACTAGCAAGTACAGTTCAACCCAATTGTGACTAACGTCAATCCTATCCCTGGATCAGGAACTTAGTCACAAGACCTGCATGCGTCCCAGCTTCCTTAGGATCCCACAATTGTTCAGCTCCAATAACAGATTAGTCAGTTAACTAATGTTGTTGGAAGCATGGCAACCCAACACACTGTGGGCCAAGCGGGCAGAGGTAGATCACACCAACAATGGTAATCTCAGCCCGGCTAGCAATTTGCGAGATCTGCATCCCATCGCCAGAAAGGTAAGAAGCACAAACAGACTGTTCAATAACTAGCAGCCTAATCTGTCTTCAACAATCCTGGCGTACCTTAGGCCATGAATCCTTATTCAGCCTTAGGCGGTGCTGGAATCTTCGACTAAGCGGGTCAATCCCAGTATCCAGTCGGTCAATTGGTGATCGACGCGAGATCTGACCTTATAAAAGTTCCGAAAAGTAGGCTCGAGCTTACTTAGAAATTGGAGAAAACTATGATCTTTGGGGTCGAAATTGAACCCATCGTGATCGAGTAGGAAAATATGGACCATTTCAACACAAACTAGCATCAAGCTTAGTTCAAGACCTTCTGTGTTGGAATGTTCTAAACGAAGACTTTACTGGTAGATGTCATCTTGGCCTCTTACTGGTACCTCAGAGTCTCAGGAAACCCGAGTGCCAAAAGTATCTCAAAGATTAAGTTCATCTGCGGTCTGCCAGCTCAGTCCGATAGAGGAATTTACATTCTTGAAACTTTTGTTGGTGCTCAACCCAAAGATGTTGTTAACTCAAGTGACATAACTTAACGCGGAACTCAACTCCTCAATCTTTACAAGCAAGCAATTTGGAGACTTTCGATAGAACGCTCAAGCTGGGACACTCTCTAACTCTTAGAGTAAGCAGAGTCTGCCGACATGAAAACCAAGGATGCCTAAGCCAAGGAAATCACGGAAATCATGGCCCAGATTACTTAGGTTCGAGAATCAATTAAAGACGCAAATAAAGGATTCTCGAAATAGATCATTGCTTTGAACCAATTGAAAGCAACGATTCTAGATAAGTAGAAGAGCCTATCAGTCCTCAAAGAGAACACCTCGGCTGTCTTACGTGATATGCAAGCCTTCACTTCTTTAGATGAAGAAGTTGGTCGTCTCACTGACCTCTAGGTTTCATAACATGCAGCCATGCTTGTGACAAGGTTTACTGCCTTGGACACCAAAGATGAGAAAAGAGCTGCCTTCTGGGGGAAAACCGACTCTTAGACCAAGATCGAATAGAAGAAGATCATGGCTAAGTAGATCCTTCAGAGCAGAGGCGTTAAGTTTGGTCAAGAAGTCAAAACCAAACACCATGGGTTTCTTGAGTCCGTCTCTCAGGAAGTTAACGTCCTAGCTACGGAATCTGCTAAGGACCTTGCCGCATTGCTGGGCGAAGTCCAGGCTAACAATGTCGAACCGGTGTATGATTACAGGTCTATACAGAACATGGTCTCTGGTGCGTCCGTACCTTTGCAACCACCTGACGATGACCCGAATCAAATCAGTTCTGCTAGCAACGCTAGACCGGCAAACAACGCCTTTGTAGATTACCAACTTCTTGAAGAAGACCAGTACGAGGGCGGATAGTCTTCGCCTACAGTCATCGGCTATCATAACCGGTCGCTATCATCAATATCTGAGGAAGATGAGACAAGAAATCCTCAGTCTGTAGAAAGCCCAAGTGGATGGGTCACAATCTCTGATCGTAGATCGCGAAATAGCTTAATAACGGCTCCTTACCCTAGGTTAAGCGATAATGAGTAAACCAACAACTCAGCATATTTGGCGAAATCCGATGGATCAGTCAGAGAACACATTGGCCCATTTACTGACCGTACCGCTAGTCGACACTTCACGGGTGGTATCAAGTATAAACTCGACTTAAAAGACGAAACCCAAAACTCTCAAGATGACGAAACGCCTTGATATTGATCAAGAATCAACTCGTTTTCTCATGGGTCTGAGGAAACCTTTCATCTGGTTGAGAACTCAACGTTGTGTCCACACGATATTGGATACGATAATGAAAAGGGAGTTCTACCACGAAACTGAAAAGTAAACCCGCTATGAGAGAACTAAATTTGAGGGCTTTCGCCATCAGGGAAGAGGACCCAACCTTGAGTACAGGCTCAGGGGTTACCAAGGAGATACTTACAACTGGTTCTTTGGTCTAACTCTTAGCTAATATCAAGGTTCTGAGCTCCATAATCTTCTCACAACTCTCCAATCAATCAGAATTGGCGGTCATGGACGTGATATGTCTGCATACCTAAATAAGTTCGCACATATTTATCACGAACCAGCCGTTGATAGCCTGACAAAATTTGACAGCGCTCTCGTATGTGGTATAAGGAAAGGCTCATTGCGACCTTTATCACTTAATGAAACTGTTGAATAATCTCGAGTAAACCTCGGTGCTAACCCTGGTCCTACATATAAGGCGTTCGGGTTTTGGGAAAAAGCACAATGCATTCCCGAAATGACTGAAATTGCCCGCCGTATAATGTAGGGCGAGGATATACCTTGTCTTGTCGGCCTAGGAGGCCGACCCAAACTGTCCAATCTAACAAAGCGAGTTAAGAAGGGATGGAAAAACATACCCGCACTAGGCCGTGCCGTGTGGATGTATGATGGTCATGAATCCATTCTTGCTCGCATGTTCATATTACCCATGATGAAGGCAGCTGGACTTAACTACAGCAGGTGCTTTATAGGTTTCAGGAAACATGAAAATGATCCTGGTAGACTTTATAGCATACTGCGCGGTTTTGACTGGTATGTATCAGTCGACTTCAAAGAGTTCGACTCATCAATGGGACCAAAATTCTAAAAGTACCTCTTTGACATGGTGCGATATATGTTTCCTTAACCAATGTCTGTCGAACACACGAGGGCATTCGACTATTTCCAGAAAAACTTTATTGAACACTGGATAGTCGGACCCGATGGCAATGTTTGGTAAGGAAATGGTGGAACTCCCTCTGGGTCTGGCGGCACGACTATGATCGATACTTTAGCTTCATGCGTCGTTGCTATGGCTTTCTAATAACACTTGTAGGCTTTAGGCTTCATCAGATAATACAAAATGAAAATGACTTACGTATAATCTGGTGATAACCAAGTCTTGGCTTTCAAGTTCAAGCTACCGCTCGATACCGTCTACTCAGAGAAAGAGTTCGTACGCGATTTGATTGAACGATACGATGAGTTCATCGGTGAAGGTTTTGGTATGAAACTGAAACAGGAAGAAATCTTCATCGCTCCATAACTCATGGTCCAATAAGTTCAACCAAATTTCCCTGGTTTGGAAAGGGATCACTCGAGTCAACACATCTCACTCTTCAAGGCCGTGTTCCGACCTGAAGACTGCTCGAAATTCTTTACGAAGATCGAGGAGCCCACTGCTGGAGCTACCGGGAATACTCACCGGTGGTAATATCTTTTTGCAGATTCAATGATGTTTTGCTCGTATTTCTTGGATTCTAATCTCTAGATGAAGCGTCCCACGCCAGAAGTGATGGAGCGCCTTGCGGTACCGGAGCGACCCTGTGAAACTGTCGACCAATGGATTCAAACTCTGACCTGTTGGTTGTGCGAGAATCGCTTCAACAAAGTTATGTCCAACCGCCTGATGCACTATCTCTTTGATGCTCATGAGATGAAGAAAAGAGGTATCTTGACCAACTAACACGCCAAGGTTCAAGCTACTTCAATTCTTTAACATTACATAGCCACCGGGTTCAGCGTGGCTGAACCACATCTGAACCCGCCCGACTACATAACTGCACCCTTCAGGTTTGAAACTAGTGTAGTAGATCTTGATGAACACCCTGCTTTTAGGGTTTTTGCACGGAAATGGAGTGCAATAGTTGAAAAGATCGACGCTAAATTAAACTTGAAGAACCAAGGCAGCCACGAATGGTATGTAATACGAAGAAACTTCAAAAGAGCCAAGACTTAAGGTGATCTAACCTCGGTTTTCTAAACCTATCGCAAAATGGGCTTCGTTGATAACAACGAAGAAAGAAGGTTCCTTTTTAAGAGAGGCTTTGATTCTGAAGAAGCTAATAACATGAGTGTTGTCAAATACCTGATTGACACTTATGACTCCAAATAAGCTTTTAAAGACCACATTGAAGCCCTATAAACACCCTAATGGTGGACTTAAGATTGAACATGAACAACTGACAAGCTCAGTAACTGTACTGGCTAGCATTGTAATGAGGTAACTCAGAACCCATTAATGGACAGTATAATAACCACCGGCGACGCAACTCAGAGCGTTAAAGGAATGCCAA